CATCGGGCGCACAACTCTAGGGTGGCTCCTAGAGGTTGCGGCCGCGTGGTACTATCGAGGAACACTCGCACCGCCGCCAGTTCTTCGGGCGGACGTGCCCCCTAGGCTCTTTATGGACAAGGGGGAAAACAGGGCGCATATCCAAGGGATGGATTTTGCCTTAGAAGCAGGAGTCGTGCATGCCAGCGCGACCGCGGGCGGGCTAACGCCTTCCCGGCATCGCAAAAGGTCTGTTTGGACGAACAGACTGCAAGCTTACCTCGGCGGCAGAGGCGGCGTTGTTGGTCGCTTGGTTTCTAGGCGGTGGGTTCCTGACCTCCCTAGTTCCAGTCTTCCCGGCCCTGCCAACGCTTTGCTGGGTTTGCTTGATTGTGATGCGAAGCTCCTTGGTGGAGGAGTGTTCCCAACCACAACGGACGAGCACGAGGTTTACCTCGTTGTCGAAACTGTGAAGGGCAGACTTGTCATCTGCCCGGAGTTGCTCGCTTCGTTGTCTCTCTACGCGTGCTTTCGCCCGCGCACCCAAGAGCTCCTCGCGGGACTTCGGTCTCGCGCGCGTGAGTGGTTTGCCAAGAAAGAGATACCGGCTTCGGCGGCCGTGTTTGCACTACCTGACACAGTAGTTGCTTCTTTCTGGGAGACCGCTCCTGAGCGCTTGGCCCGCGAGCGTTTGGACGTAGAAGAGAGTCCACCCTCTCAGTAGGGGGGCCCAGTTCGAATTCCAGGTCTCTGCTGGGGGTCTCCGCCCCCAGTGGTGACCGGTGTCCTAGACACCAGGAAGGTGGATTGGGCCACTTGCAAAGAGAGTCGTAGGGAGATGTGGACGGCTTACAGAGCGCCCTTGCAAGGGGCTTTTGTGCCCGTTTGTAACCGTCCATGTCCTCACAACGAGGTGACCGCACTTGCAATGCGGTCGATGGGAGAGGTGCCTGCTCAAGTTTTTGGGCCTGTGTCTGCCAGATCTGAGGCAGTTTGGGGTGAGCTTCTCAAGTTTGCCCGCAGATACAGAGACGGCGCTCTCTCCTGGAGAGCTACTGCCGAGAGTTACTCAGGGACTCTCCGGCGACGATACTTGGAGGCCGCTAGGTCCCTTGAGGAAGATGGTTTGTCAACGCACCAGGACTGGACCATTAGGGCGTTCCTCAAGACGGAGAAAAACCGAGTGCCAGGCAAAGCAATGAAGCCTAGGCTTATATACCCCAGGTCCCCTCGATACAACCTGGAGGTGGCGTCTCGGTTGAAGCCTTTTGAGCATTGGCTGTGGGGAAGGCTCAAAGGGTCCGTTCTGGGTTTTGAC